CTCTATCTGTTCCAAGTAGGCATAACCTACCATCTCCTCAGGACACAGAAATACATCTGCATCATTGACTGTTATTTGTTAATTTTTAAATCTTTAACAGAATTCTTACCTAGTTTAATCTGTATGATGCCATTGTAGTTGTCTTCTCGCAACAGCACACCTTCAGTAAATTGATAATAGGCTTCCATGTAATTAGTTTCGCCACGTGAATTACACAGATGTATGATCTCGCGTGTGAACTTATCCTTGCCTAATTGTTCTATATCCGCTAACAACCTAGGACTACTGCCCCAGTATTCTTTCCAGTCAGTTTCTATAGTTTCCCTGCGCTTGTTTTTCTTGCCTTTTAGAGGTGGTCTCTTTTTGATTGTAGTGAAGTATTTCCTACCAACGTAATCATGGCCGTTGATAGTATTAGTTATCCTATAAATGAAGCCATAATACGTGTTGATATCCTCGGACTCAAAAGGTTTACCAAGATAAGTCCAAGGATTATCATATGTCATAAATTACTTCGCAGCTTTGGCAGCGTTTTTCTTTTCTTGTATTTCTGCACGTCGAGCTTTAGATAACTTACCTAAATCACCTAATGCGCCACGAGCACGTGTACCTGCTGCGCCTACACCCTTACCTTCAAATTTTTCATTTTCTGCCAGATATGCATCATATGCTGCTACGATTTGTTCATGTGTTGTTGCCATTTTATTTTCCTTTTTAAAAATTATACTGCTAATATTGCTTGTTTCCTAGAGATTTCTCTAGAGATCTTTGCCTTGTCTTTCTTACGCTGTGTTTTGTCTATTAGTGCGGTTAATTGTGAGATATTCAATGGACGCAGTCTTGGTTTACCACTTTTATACTGTAGTGGATGATTATGTCTTTTACTTGGGTGTACTCTTGCTGTTGGACCTGCCATATTAATCTCCTGATTATAATTTATATATAGTTATTTTTAAAATCATCGACACGTATATTGATTGTTAAAACTCAATTTCTCTCTGCCATTGGTTAGTAAAACTAGTACCGACAGCGTTTTTGGTACAGGTAGCCTTGCAAATGTCATTTGGATTGATTGTGGTCCATGATTGTTGTACATCCTTAAATGTATCTAATGTATAGTTGGTATTCGCTCCTAACCAACAGCAAGGATATGTTAGCCCTCTCGCTGATATGTACACACTCTGATCATTGAGTGCTAGGCAATCGATATTACCATCTGTAACCAATGGATTTATCCAACCTTTTGGTGGTTGTAAAAACTCTACAGGTGCTACATTAAATCTTTTAGTAACCTTGGCACGGAACCATTTAAATCCCAATTCTTTAGCTATTTGCTGTGCTTGTTCAACTTGATGTTGATTGTGTTCAAATACCAACATTTCCCAATGGGCATTACCACCTGTTCGGATAAACTCTTGAGCATTAGCAATAACTTTTTCGTAATCTACATTTACTCTATAGATGTGATTAGTATCAGCTAGTCCATCTATACTAAAAACCACATAATCTTTCTGTGTGTTTAATAATTGACCTAATTCGCGCCACCAACTGGTATTACGCAGTCCACCATTGGTATTCATACCCAATGTTATCGCAGGATTTATTGTTCTAAAGTAATGATAAATCTCTAAAGTGTGTTTACCCGCCGCAGGATCACCATAGGTTCCACACATAAACATCTTATCTAAATTTTTAATAGTATCAACATCAACGATAGATTTAATTTGTTCTACAGTCAGATGATGTAGATTATTTTTATCAAATGTTATATCTGTTTCTCTTAAACACTGCGGACACGCGGCATTACAAGCATCAGTAGGCTCTAAATGTAGAACTTGAATTTTTTGTTCGTTCAACGATAACATCAATTATCAAAATTAAAATTAACAGATGTAACTATTTCTTCGATGCAAGAATTAGAATTTAAAGACAAAATCATTGCGATTTGATCGCAAACACTAGCACAATCAACTCCGTTGCCAGTCCAACTAGCACGACTTCTTGTGAGTTCTGTATCTAATCGATCTAAAGTTAATAACGTAGTTTTGAAATGTACTAGATTATCTTTAAATGCGCGACTTGACTGTAGGCTAGCATGTTTTAGTGCGGCCTTGGCAACACGATAAGTTTCAAAGCTAGGTTCTGGAGCAACAATAGTACGCTCACCGACACTGCCAATATTAATTATATGTCCTTTTTTATTATTAGCCTTCCATAAAGTATAGACTTCATGTAAGACCTGTACTTGTCCAAAATTAGCCCATTCTTCTTGTGGTGGCCCATCAAAGGCATTATTAACAAACACATCATAGTCTAGACTTTTCTCGGCGATCTCTCGAGAGTGTTTGGTAATATCATGGCCGTCAGATCGAGAAATAGATGTAGCATTAAATCTATTAACTATTTCCTGTCCTAGTCCTTTATTCCCACCTGTTACTAATATTTTCATTTATTTTGATCCCATACTTTTGTTAATTTTGTGCCGCAGGTCATAGCACACTCAAAAATTCGTCCTTCTGCTAGACTCTTATTCCAACTGTCTACTATATGTTGCCAGAATGGGCTAGCAAAGATTTCTTCTATACTTTTAGTATGTATGTTTAGGTTATCCTTACCATAATATTCTACAATAGTCTCGATTTGATTACGACCATTGACAAAACTAAATTTGTTTGCGCCGGGCAATACATGAACATCATGGAACCGAGCATCGTATAAGTTATGCGTAAAAAAGTTACAAGGTAATATCAGTCCTTCTGCACTGATGATTACTTTATTACCCAACAGTGCATCACAGCGTATTTCTGTAGTGTCAAAATATTCATCAACGGTACCATATTCTTCTTTTAACTCTACTAACTTTAACATACTGCGATTACGATAGTTTAGATTCTTGGGCGGCTGCAATTCATATCCAGGAGCTGGCCAACTAGACATTTCTTCAACTTTTCTGTGATCAAAGAATCTTCCAGTACTTCTAGGTAAGAAACTTTCAAAGCCCATGTCTATGCTTAACTGTCTCGCTTCTTCAACTTGGTGTTCGTTGTGTTCAAACACAATATAATTCCATTGTGCTTTACCACCCGCACGAATAAATGCCTGTGTGTTAGCCATAACACGATCAAAGTCTACATTTCTACGATATAGATGATTAGTATCAGCTAACCCGTCTATACCAAAATCTATTTTACCATGGCCATTCAATATTTCTGCAAGTTCTGTCCACCAATCTGTGCCTCTGATGCCACCATTTGTATGTATGTATAACCACACAGTGGGTGATTTTTTGCGGAAATCTTTGAGAATATCTAAAAACTCATGATGTGCTATCGGATCACCGTAGCTACCGCAAAAGAAAATTTGTCGTAAACGTTTAACCAACTCATCTGGAAATGCTTTATCAATTATACCACGACTGATACTAGTCAATGGCATGTAAGGATTTACGCCTTCACCAAGATTGTTACGAGGACATTGAGGACACCCAGCATTACAAAGGCTAGTTATTTCAATTTGATATTCATCTATAACTTTGTAGTCAAACATTAGGTAATATCAACATCTGTATTATAGCTGGTAAAGCCATTTTCCTTAACTACTGTAAGTACATTGTTCACACGCCCACCCAGTTCGTCTCTGTGCGATACTAACCAAATTGATTTGTGTGCATCTCTGCTCATCTTCTTAAGGATAGCCATAGCGTTCTCAACACCACTAGCATCCATACCTGAATCAATCAATTCGTCGATAAACAATAAGTTGATTGGTTGATATAATGACTCCCATACATCACGGAATGCCCATGACAATGAAAGTATAAGTCTATTACGTTCACCTCTAGATAGATTATCAAAATCTAATTCACGGCCTAGTTCAGTGATGTTGACACTAAGGTCATTCATAAACACCACAGTATGGGGTAAGCCAATACGGTCAAGATATTGGCTTAATCTCGCGTTCAAGTAGCTGAGATTTTGATCGATGATTCTCTTACGGATATAAGAATCTTTATTAGTTAATAGTTTGTATAGGAATTCTTGATGATCTTTGACGCGACTAAGTTCATTCATAGCAGTGTAAT